AGATCAATTCGACAACAATTCCTATAATTTTTATAATTGGTTCTAAAAGTTTAACTATGATTTTTAAAACTGGTTGAAGTATTTTAATAATTAAATCTATGACTTTAGTCAAAATCTTAATGATAACACTTATGATATCTGCGATGACCTGAATTATATCGATGAGCGTATTCAAAACACTACCGATTAACTTGGTAATTGCACCAATCACATCTGCAATCAAGTCAATTATTACTTCGATAATTTCAATTATCGGATCTAAAATTGTCATGATGAGTTCGATTACTGGAATTAAAATACCAACTATCGCTTCAACTACCTGCTTAATAATTGGAACTACCTGTAAAAGAGTCTCTGTCAATAGATTTAAAAGCTCGACAATTGGATCTAAAATCTTGTTGATTAGATCAACTAAAATATCTAAAACCTCGTTTATAACCTCTAAAAGAACCTCAATTATAGGCATTAGTGCTTCGACTATTTCGCCAATGATCTCTGTAACTTTTGAAAGCAATGTTCCTAGGATATCAATGATTCTTCCTAGCAACTGTCGGAACTTTTCATTTTGAAGAAGAATTACTGCTATAACTGCTATTAATGCCACCCAACCCAGAGTTGAAAACTTGACTGCAGTACCTGCAATAGTTATCGCTCCTGAAGTTGCAGTAAAAGCAGTTTTTAACGCAGTAATCATTGGTATAACTTTACCAATAATAGTTAAAACAGGACCAATTGCAACAAGCAAAGATCCAATCACTTTTATAAATGTTTTCATTCCTTCAGATAAATTATTCCAAGCGTCAATCCAATTCCTTAATGTTGGAATTACTTTATCGCTTACTTTATCTACCAAAGAATCAAGAGTTGGAAGGAGTGCTTTTGCAAGTTCAAATTGTACTTTACTTAAAGACATTTTAAGTTTGTCTAATTTATCATTAAACTCACCTGCTATTTGAGTGTCTTCAGTTGAAACGATACCTAGTTCACGAGCTTCTTCTCTTAATGCTTCTACCTCTTCTGTAGTTGCACTTAAAACTTGAGTCAACTCTGCTCCTAGTTTGTCACCAAATATCTCATTAGCAAGAGCAGTCCTAGTTGCTTCATCTCCACAATCAGCAAGTGCATCTCGAAGTTTCATAAATGCTTCTTCTGTAGATAAACCTGCGAAGTCTTCTGCAGTTAAACCAATAAGTGCTAATTTTTCATTAACCATATCAATATCGCCATTAGCGATATCCCCCAACATCGCATTTACTTTCACAAATGCTTTGAATAATTGGTTTTGATCTACTGCTAAAATTTGACAAGCATAACCCCATTCTTGATATGCTTCTGCAGATAAATAAATCTTTGATGCACTATCTCCAATTTCATCTGCAGTATTTATTGCTTGGTAAGACAAACCCACTAATGCAGTTGTAGCCCCAATGATAGGCATTGTCAAACTCTTTGTTAAGTTTGAACCTACAGTAGCAAGTTTGTCCCACTTTGCATTTGCAAGAGCAGTTATCTTTGCTCCTGTCTTCTCTAATTCATTATTGAGTTTTTGAACCTCGGCTTCAGTGTACATTACACTTCTTTCGATTTTCTTAAACTCTGACTGGCCAATCGCACCTACTTCAAGTGCTCTTTTAGCTTCTTCTAACTTTTGTTTTTGAACTTCAAGTCTCTGCTTTGTAATGTTAAGTGTATCATTTAATGTCGCTTGTTTCTTTTTCCAAAGTTCAACATTTGTTGTGTCATACTTCAATGCGTTATTGATCGCTTTTAGATCTGCTTGTTGTTCTTTAAGTTCAGTTTTAAGAGAATTAAGTTTCTCATTTAATTCTGTTGAATCTAAACCAAGTTTAATATTCAAACCTTTTATTGTTTCTGCCACAACGACCACCTCCTTACATTAAGAAACTATCAATTTCACTTTGTGTTGCTTCACGAGTTCCTTCTACTGAACTCATTGATTTTTTATACAAGTCCACAAGTTCAAAATAAGTATCTATTTCAATGAAATAGGCATCCCTTATTGAGATGCCCATTTGCGATAAATTATAGATTATATTACTTGTTGCTTCGTGTCTTGATCTATTGCTAGGGATTGACTGGAGCACTAGTCCCCTTTTTCGTACTAGCAAGTAATGTGCCAATAACATCAGAAATTGTTTCTAATGTTTCTGATTCAGTAATAATACTAAAATCAAAGTCATTTAAAAACTCTTCAAAACTCTTTTTAGTAAAAGGTTTATGCAAAGCATAAATGATTTGAAATAAAGTTTGAATTACACCTGTCATATTGCTACTTCCTGCTTTTTTATTTGTGTTCATCTTTTGAACATCATTAAATAAGTCGGAACCAAAAGTGTTTTTATATGTAATGATTGTTAATACAGAAGAGCGAAGTTTTAATTCGCTCTCACCGATTTTAATTGTCTTTTCCATAATTATTAAATTTCAGGAACTACTGGAGCAACGCTTAAGAATGTCTCGTAGTTACTATCTCCTTTACTAGCAATAACATGAGTTGTGTAATCTTCATCATTGATAGCAATTGGTCTCACTGTGATATTTAAAGTGATTGAGTTTGCTTCAATAGATTCTGCTTTTGATTTTGTCGCCTCATTAATTGGAGTTACATTACATAAGTAATACCAAACTCTACGAGCTTTGACATCGCCTTGGAATTCAACTCCTAATGCAAATGTGACAACTGGTGCATTTGTGATTTCAACAAGATTTCCTTCTGCAGTTTCTTTATAACCTAAGATGTCTTTTTTGAAGTCAACAGGAACTTCAGTAACTTTTAAAGTTAAAGTTCTACCACCATTTTGATTTAATTGAGCCACAACAATATCATCTGCTCTTACTGTTGTTGATCCACCGATGATATCGCTTGTGAACTCTTGTGCTCCTGGAAATGCAACAGGTGTAGCAAATGTCCAAGAACCTGTATCAGATTGAGTGGCCTTAGCATAATGGACATTCCTCAATCCAAAAGAAACAATATTATTTTTTGCCATTTTAAATTTCCTCCATTGTTACTTGATAAACCCTATTAACAGATCTATCAGAATTAAAAAACTCGCTTGTTAATTCAAACGAGATATTGTTATCTAATAAAGTTTTTTCGAGTTCTCTTTCTAAAGAAAGAGTCTTCTTTTTTGTGACAAGTGTTATTTGTATTCTAGAAGAATAAGGAAGAGGAATATTGTCACTATATCCTATCGGCCTTTTTGAAACCTCCTGATATACGATATATGGCATTTTAGCATTATCTAAATTGTCATAAACATTCGTACCATAGAACACTTTATCTGGAAGTACAGGTTTAATGATTTTAGCTAGTTCTTCTAATGTCATTAGACTTTCCCTCCTTTAATAATTCGTTTTATATCCTCTAGCATTTCTGGTGTAAAAGTATCATAAGCAGGTCTCATAAATGGACGAGCAGGTACATGTTTTCCACTTCTATGTTTGAATCCTAGTTCTATTAAGTGAACTAATCTTCCTTTTTTCTGTGATGAAATATAAATAACTTTATTAATTCCTGTCCCTACTTCTGTTTTAACAAAAGTGTCTGCTAAATGGTTATTACCACTATCGCTTCTAGGACAGTTATTCTTAACATAATCAAGAATCTCATCTGCAGTTAATTCAAAACGCTTTAGGACCTCTTCTTGAACTTCAATAGCATAATCATTTATTAAATCAGTTAATCTAGTTCCAATTTGATCTACCGAGACTCCCATATAAAGTCCTCCTCTTCAAGATCTGAACTAGACAGGTATAATTCAATAAAATGACCATTAAGATATGTTCGTTCAATTTTATAAAATTGATTCTTTACTTTAGCGTATTTACTACCATCATAAAGAAAAGATTGAATTGATATTTTTAAGTCAAATTTAACCTGCATCATTACTGCAGTTTGAAACTCACTAGAAGTGATGGATTTGGTTATTCCCATCACCTCTTTAGAGTTTTTTATTACTAACTGCTTGTTACCAAGCGAGTCAGTAGAACTAACAATATTTAAAAGGCAGAGTGATGTGTTTACGGCGTTAGGAAAGAACATAATTACACCTCCATGGAAGTAAACACAAGTTGACGAACCAACAAGTGAAAACTTGCAGGAAGTTCCTTTACGCTTCCATCTGCTTTGAAACCAAAAAATGTCTTTACATAAATGAGAATTAAACCCTCTACAAGAGGATTTTCACTACTTACGACATCATCTGGAACACCAGTACTGATTAGGTACTGACAGCATGTCTCTATATGTAGTTTTATTTCATCATCTGCAAATGTGTCTTCTGCAGGAATAAGTAAAGTTTTCTTGATTCTTTGTAGAAACTTGTCATTGTCTCGTACGCTCATATTAACACTCCTTTTCATTTTGTCGGGCCTTTTCGTTTTCATGTACCGTTTTACTCATTTCATTTCATTGTTCCTTTTTACTTTCCTTTACATACGCCAGGGCGAACCATAGCTATAGAGGGGAGATTTCATTGTACCTTTTTACTTTTACTCTTTTCATTGTTCCTATTTACTCACTTAGCACACCCTTAGCCCTCCACCTTTTATTGACTTAATATTGTTTATTCTTCTTCTGTTGTTGTAGCGTTTGCTACTGCACCTTTCTTAACTCTTAAGAATCCGTTATAACCTACGACGTTACCACCAGTGAATACTGATGCTTTGTAGCAGATAATTCCGTCTTTAAATTTGTAGTCAGTTGATTTACCGATTTCTACACCTGAGAAGATAGGTACTTCATAGTTGCTTAATGAACCATAAGCAATTGAGTATTCGCCCTCATTAGTTGATGGATCACTAATTGCCTTACAATGAGAATTAATTACATATGGAATGCCATCGATAGTACATGCTTTGTAATCAATGATGTGTACTTTTCTACCTTCCTTAGTTCTTAATTTTGCGAATGCTCTTAAGTCATTTTTATTTAAAATTAAAACTGCACCACCTTCGACTTCTTCATCTCCACCATAAGCAAAGATAATGTCATCTAAAGTAGTGTCAGTGATTTCT